TACGAGGGGTTAGCCCTCACGATGGAAAAAAAGAGTATAAAATAGAAAAAGCCGTAGGCGTCCACTCAAGGATACCTACGGCTTTTTTGTGTCTTGTTGTAGTGCTTACTTACCGAAGAATTTAGAGACTGACCTCATCCCTATGCTGGCACTCACTATCCCTCCGAGGGAATATTGATACCACGTTGGCATGGACTGAAGTGAGGTAAACCCAGCTTGTACTATTTGATTACCCCAATCACCACAGAAGGCTAGTATCAGGGGAATACTGAAGAGTAGAGTTATCCACTCGTCCTTCCAGCTATTCTGTGTAGCTTGTATGGCTGCTATGTCCCAGTCAAGCTCACCAGTAAGCTGCTTCTTCTTTATCTCAGCTTCTGTTAGTTTAAGCTGTGTCTTACTGTCGATTATACTAGCAGCTAGTCCACCGATAGAACTTATGATCTGACCTATCATTTGCTGTATTTCTCCTCGTGTATGACCCTAGTGGGGGTTACCGTAGCCTTAGACTCCTTGCCCATCCATATGCCAAAGCACCCCGTAAGAGCGCCCATACAGACCGATACAAGACCACTTTGGGCTACGCTGGGGTCAGGTAGCGACATAAACCAATGTACAGCTTGATACGTCAGTATAGTGACTGCCAGCATCATTAGCCTTGGTAAAACTTTCCAGTCATCAAGTACTGTCATTACCATTTCCCTTGTTGTTGACCTATTATATAAAGAACTACGCCTAACCCAGCGATTCCAGCTAGGACTATTACCCCACCAAAAAACCAAGTGATCAGGGCCTGCTTCAGTTCCGCCTTTCTATAGGTAGTCTTCCTTCTTTGGGCGCGCACTTGACGAAGCGTGTCTTTGTATTCCTGTAGACCGTCCATCCCGTAGGTAAACTGCACAAGTATTTCAACCTCTTTCCGAAGAGCTTGCATTCTCTTGTGTGCTGAGAAAGCGTCAATCGCTTGTTGTTCAGCCGAGCCAGTGAGGGTTGCAAATATTCCGGGATTCTTGGCCTTGTCTGCCGCATAATTCACGTCTGACACAGCCCCCGCAAACTTAGATAAGGCACTTGAAGCATCACGACCTGCAAGCATTAAGGACTTTATGTTGCTTACAGCACTTGCCGCGACTGAAATAGCTGTAATCGGATCAATCATTATCTAAGTACCCCTTAGGACAAACATAGTTGTAGCTAACTTTATAAACTTTGTCATACCAACCACCGTTCTTAGTAAGTCCACAATCGTAGTAGCAGTATTGAAACAACCGATTACCATCATTAGTCCAAGCGTGATTAAAGGAAACTAAGGCTAGTACGCATAGCACTACTCAACACCCCAGCTACGCTCCATCATAACACGTATGGACTTTATATTCTCATCAATACGACCCATAGTTACAGCTTGTTGTTGTACTACCAATTCCAAGGTATTGATACGTGCTTCGTGGCGCATTAGGTCTCTAGTGTTATTGTCAATCGAACTGTTTAGTGAGGATACAAACCACACAAGAGCAATGGTCTGAGCCAATATGGCTAGTATAAAGGTTAGAGGGATTGATTTATTTAGGTGCCACGGAGTATCTTCCATAATCATTTCCTTGGTATTTCAAAGTGTGGTAGATCGTAGAACTTACCATCGTAAGCTGCTACAAGTTCTTCTGATGTTCCTTCCCATTCACGTAGGTCTTTTACTCTCCAGTTACCACCCCAGCGCAAGGCTATGTCCTCATCCTTACACGCTTGTATAACTGCATCAGCTACGGGATAAAAGTCTTCCCATTCCCACGACACAGGGTAAGGTACTAAGTCTATAGCATCTCCTGTTAGGTGTCGTGACTTCATCGTTTGTGACTTACCAGATTTGAACAACTCACGTTGACGAACTTCAGATCGAATACCTTCGATGATCGTGAAGTCTCTTGAGCTAATCTCAATGGCACGTTTCATAACTTGTACCATGTCAGGGTTTACACCTGAGAGCCTCTGTAGGCTACGTGTTCCTAGTTTGTATGACATTAGTTATTCCTTATTCTGGTGTAGTAGGCCAAGTTACGTTGTACGGGAAACCATCTTGGTCCGTAAGGTCTAACAAAGCTGTCCGATAGTCTACCCATTCGTTTTGTTTTTCTGGTGTAATATCAGCCCAACGGAGGGGGTTTGTAACAATAGGGTCTACTTCCTTCTCTAAGCAATAGTCTCGTTCACCCCTTACTTCAGCCATAAGATCATCCTCTGTCCTGAGGTCAACAAAAGAAGTAACACCGCCTGATGTGATGTGATTGTGATGATGCTGTAAAGCTAGTGTCCAAGTTCTGTCCTCAACCCCTACCTTTGGTGTAGGTATCGTACTGTGAATTTCAGGAGTGTACCAACCTAAGATATAGTTGTCTGTGTCTATGTGTGCGTATTTCATGTTTACCACCCTATTGAGAACATATTTTGGTAGTTAGCGCGGCTTGCACCTGTACCAAATCTTACATTCATCGTATAATACGAAGAGTTGCTAGTTGGATACCCGTTCCAGTTCTCATAATAACCTGAATATTGAGTGTATCCAAAGCCAAGACAAGCGTTAGGGAAAGTTATAGGGAAGTTCCTAGCACCGTGGGAAAATGACCACCTGTCCCACTGAAAGATAAAACCATTGCTTAGTGTAAGGTAACCAGCATTTCCAGTTACATCCCTAGCAGACTCTTTCAGTCCAAACGCATCAATAACAGCTTTAACCTTAGCTGGTGACACAAGGCTTTCCGTAGTCCCTGTACCCGCTTCCCAAGTGGCTGTCGCTTGATCCCCAAGTAACCCTGCTGTAACACCAGCAGTTGTAGCTACAATCGTATCATCTAGTATCTTAAATTCGTTAGAAGACTGATCTACATACCCTATACTAGACCAAGCATCGTCAGCCTCAGACCTGATCTTTAAGATTTGAGTTGTTGTATCATACCAAAACATATTAGCATAAGTTGTAGCAGGTTCAGTAGTCCCACTGTTAGTGCTTCCCAGTGCTTGTAACGCACTGTTAATATCCGAACGGGTCAGGGGGAAAGTTTGGTTTGAGATCACCAGATCATTTTGAGACATTTAGTTATACTCCACATAAGCAGTTAGCGCAGAAATAGACGGGGTTACATCGTTAGAGGTAGAGGTCAGCTTTATTTTGAACCTAAATGCCCTAGCACTAATATCTGCAATTTTAATCGGGGTGTAATCTGACCAAGTAGGGGAACCAGCGGGGTTATCTTGCGTGAAAGACACGTATGTTATTACATCTGTGTCAGCAAACTGAGCATCACCACCCAAGTCATCGAACAGGCCGGGGGCATCATTGAACAGGCCGGGGGCATCATCAAATAACCCAGCAGAGTTATCATGTCTTTCTGTAGTGCCACTTACATACACACGACACCTTTTGACAGATAGTTCTGTCGTCTGAATATAGTTGCTAAAAAGATACTCACCCTCCGATGGAGCCGATGAGTAGCTACTGAGGCGAAGTTTAGCGCCAACGACAGCAGTGTTCGTCTTAGTCCCAGTGAACGCTGTACTGTCTGTTAGGGTCAAGCTGTTAGGTAGTGGCTCAATATTAGCTACAGGGACAACTACTGATGTGTAGTTTTCAGAACTAATACCCGATTTATCATAAGCTCTAACAAGGTAAGTTCCAGACCTAGCGGGAACAGATACACTAGACGCTGGCCTTGGAACCTTGTCCACATAAGTTATTGCGTTAGCCCAAGTTGCATCTAAAAGATCAGGTGAGTATCTGATGCGATAAAACGAAAGGTCTAAGTCAGGAGTTGGGTTCCAGTCGAGCGTAATAACAGAGCCATTTACTTCAGCAACAAAACCTGTGACATCTGAAGGAGGTGCAAGCAAACCTGAAGCATTAATATCATCAAGATTAGACCAAGCACCCTTGATCCCAAAGGTATTAATTGCCCTAGCTCTAAAGTCATAGTCACCGTCTTCTAGGTCAATAGCCTCAAAATCACCAAGCTGCCCTGTACCTAGAGTAATCCAGTCAGTGTTGGTTGATAGCCTGAACTCAGCTTCAACGTAGTCGACCCTCTCTGGCGCACCAGAGGTTACATTGAGGGTGATGATGTTAGTCAGCTTCTCACGAATAATCTGAGTTCTAACGGCTGCCCCTAAACCCACTGAGGGAACATCAAACGGTGATAGAAGTGTTGTGTTATCTCTTTCGTAAACGACACCATCATCAACTTCATCGTATACAGATTCAGCAGTCTCTCTCAGGGTCATGTTGATCTGTAAGTCAAGGCCATCAGTAAGACCAAAACTCCAAGCTATAACTTGAAATTCTTTGTTAGTCCAACCAAACCTAGTGTTAGTTAACCTGATGTTATCACCAACCTGCAACTGCAAAGTCTTAAGACCAAAGGCTGCGTTGATGGTAAGCTGTTGCCTGTTACTCTCCAGCGAAATTCTGGCGATACGTCTAGCTTCGATAGAGTTATCTGTAAATGGTAGATCAACATCAGCTACAGAGACTTGTCCGTTATCCGCTGCAATAGACGCTGCACTATTTACCTCTGGGTAATCTGTAGTCTGCCAGTTACTCTCTTCACCACGGAATGTACCCTTAACGGTGTTAAAGTTATTCCTACGAGAGTGACGTGTAGATACGCTGATACCAGAGCGAAGGTCATCTTCGTCAAGGTCTAATACAGGTGCAGTCCAATAGGCTGGTTTCATTCTCCAGCTACCCTGAGCATACCACAAGCTACCATCCATAGAGGTAAGCATAGAGCTAATCATGTCATAAGGAGTAGAGGCTGTAGTGAAAGCACCATTACAGGTATAGCGTGTTGTACCTGCATCTGTGTCAGTCTGGTCACATACGTTAGCAGCAGCAATAACTAGGGTGTCGTCTATGTTAGCAGTCTCTTCAGCTATGCCATAAGAAGATGTAAGGTAGTCCCTCAAGCATAAAGCTGGGTTATCTGACCATGCTGTAGTGGATGTACGAGGGTCATAGACCTTCTTACCGCTAATGACATTGGTTATCTCAGGAATACCGTTAGGAAAAGCATCAGCATCAAACTGTAGGCGTATGTACATATAAGCAATGCCACGTAGCCTGTGTTGTGTTGTCCAATGTGCAGATTCACTTACGAGGAAGGTGTCTGCTGCCTGATCTGAGGCACCAAGGTGTAGTTTAATACGAACCTTACCATTGTATTGACTGGGGGATGTGACGTTACCACTACCATCTAGTGTGACAATCTCATCGTTAATATAGATTTCATCGAAGGCTTGTATCTCATGTCCAGCGACAGCAATAATACGGTGTAGATACTTATTGTTTGTACCTGTAGCTTCATCGTATATACGAGCGCCACCAAC